ACATTAGGGGACAGTACAGTATCTAATAGCAGACCAACATGGATACTTGCGCCTAGTGATACATCGATTTACCTAAATAAAGTTTTTGTTGGTGCAAGAGCATTAGGAAGAGTTGTGGTCAGTGGACAGGGTATCGGATCAATGAAGCTTTGGGAATCTGGAAGCGGATACATTAGTACTCCTACAGTAACATCAATAGTATGTTCAGAAAAAACAGAAGATCCTACGTTTAGAACTAGAGTAGCAGATGGAGTTTTAGCACAGCCTACATTCTTAAATAAAGGAAATGCCTATAAAACCAGTACAACTTATGTTACTGTTAGTGGCGACGGCTTTGCAGATAAAACTCCAAATGGAAAATATCTAACTTTAGAAGGGTTAGAACGAGTTCCAAGCCCCGGCGCACAATTTTATATTGGTGGAAGACCAACTTATCTTGTAGCGGTTGTAACGGGTATTAACGAATCTATAGACGATGACGGAACTATAACATCAACCTTCCAGGTAAGTCCTGCTCCAACACTGGCCAGTTACTTAGAACATAATATGGAAGTAGTGATACGTGAACGATATAGTCAAGTTCGTATTACTGGACATGACTTTTTAGATGTAGGAACTGGAGGTTTTGCAGCGACTAATTATCCAGACCTATATGCTAATTACGATTACTCGGCACAGCCTTTCCAAGAAATTTATAATTTAAACGGCGGCCGCGTATTTTATACCTCAACTGATCAAAGCGGCAACTTTAGAGCAGGTGAATTATTTGCGGTCGAACAAGCCACTGGTATTATTACCATTAGTGCTGACTTCTTTGATTTAGCAGGTTTAACTGAACTTAGACTAGCTGGAGTTACTGTAGGCTCAACAGCGGTTATTAGAGAATTTAGTAAGGATCCATTATTCTTGCAAAATTCAAATAACGTTATTCCTACGCAAAGAGCCATACGATCTTATCTAGGAGGTAGGCTAAACATTGGTGGTGAAGATTTGTTAACCCCAAGCATTGTAGCAGGTACTGTTAAATTTGGACCTGCCGAAATTAGCAGTACCGCTGGCCTGACAATTAACATACCGGTCATGGCAGATTTTAGAGGACCAAGTAGTGTGAATCCTGGAGTTTCTGGAAGTATGTTGGCACAGACCATGTTCTTTAGAAGCTTTAGTTCGGAATAAGATTTTTGATAAATATTAATACTCGGAGTATATAATGGCAGAATTTAAACTAGGTAGAATTAGATTTGTATGGAAAGGTGCATGGGTCACCGCAACAACATATTATAAAGATGATGTTGTACGTTTGGGCGGAAAAGTTTATATATGCCAGATTGGACATACTTCTTCTGCAGACTTTAATACAGATTTAGACATTGTTCCTACAAAATGGAATTTAATGTCAGACGGTCAGCGTTGGACCGGAGATTGGACAACCAGCACAGCATACCAAATAGGTGATCTTGCCAAGTACGGCGGTACCGTTTATATCTGTACTGACAATCACACATCTGCTGCCACAGCTACATTGGGATTAGAAGCCAACTCTGGAGTTTGGAATCAATTTGTTGAAGGATTTGACTGGAAGGGAAATTGGACTACTTCAACAAGATACAAGTTTGATGACATTGTTAGATACGGTGGCATTAACTATGTCTGTATCACAGGCCACACTTCTGCTGCTACAGATGCACTAGGATTAGAAAATTCATCTGCAAACTGGCAAGTGTTTAGCCAAGGCCAAGAATATCTAGGAACTTGGGTTACTGCAACACGTTATAAATTAAATGATATTGTTAAGTGGGGTGCCGGGCTTTGGATCTGTACTACACAGCACACAGCCGCAGCAGCATTTCCAACTGACTCTGCATACTGGGCACAATACAACGAAGGTTTTGAATTTGAAGGTGATTGGAGTTCTGGCACAGCATACCAACCTGGCGATGTTGTTAGCTATGGTGGTAATAGATATGTTTCAAAATCTCTCAATACCGCAGCTAATCCATTAACCAGCACTAGCGATTGGGATTTATTCTCCGAAGGCCTAAGCTATCAACAGTCTTGGGCCGGCGGATCGTCTTATAAAATAGGTCAAGTTGTTCAATACGGCGGCTATAATTATCTAGCTACAACAGACAGCCCAAGCCTAACACTTACAGTTACCGCAGTAACAGCCTCAACCGATAGATTTACCATTGCTAGCACAACCGGTATTGTGGTAGGCATGACAGTGAGATTTACTGGTACTACATTTGGTGGCGTATTTACTAGTGGTAGATACTATGTTAAAACAGTAGCAGCGGGTTATATTACTATCAGCACTACTAGTGGTGGAACAACATTTAATATTACCGCAGATGCTGCCGGCACAATGACAGCCACAGTTTCTGCAGAACCTCCTAACACAGCATACTGGACAGACATTTCTCATGGTTTTTATTGGAGAGGTGATTGGACTGATGACACAGAATACAATGTTGGAGACACAGTAAGATACGGATCAAATGCCTATATCTGTGTACTATCACATCGTGCAGAAGGCGACGATGGATCTACAGTAGGTGACCAAGGTGGTGGACAGGCTCTTAGCCGTCCAGATCTAGATGCTACAGGTACATATTGGAATGTAGTAACAGTTGGCAGCGAAACATCTGTGTTAACAACCACAGGTGACATGGTCTATTACGGTGGCGCAGGACCAACTAGATTGCCAGTTGGTTCAGAAGGCCAAGTACTTCGTGTAAGCGCAGATGGTATTCCAGAGTGGGTAACTTGGGGATCAGTTGAACATGTTTACTACGTTGCTCCAACAGGTGAAAATCGTCCTTATCCAGATTGCGGAGCTAGTTTAGACAAACCATGGGCAAGTGTTCGTTACGCCTGCGAACAAATTGAAAAAGGTGCAAAGAATCCTCAGGCTCAGAAACTATTAGAATTGAATCGAGCATTTATTCAACGTGAAGTTACTTCTTGGATTGATTATCAAATCAACTATTATACAAACACTGTGCCTACTCCTGCAAACCAGTGGTACAATTTTGACTACGACGAATACAAGTGCGAACGAGATATTGGTTTTATTGTAGATAGACTTATTTGGGATATCGGACATGGCGGAAATCTAAAAACTCTTGCTGCTGCTTTGGCTTATATTAATGCATTGAGTGGTGATATTCTATACGCTACAGGCGAAGACGGCAATGGCACTGGAACTTATTCGAGACTAAGTGCAGAAAGTGCAGTTGATGTTTCTACTTACAATTATATGAACACAGTGATTAATTCTGTGTTGGCAAATACAGCACCGACAACTGTTTATCAGACATTAGCCCTTGACTCAACAGCAATTGTAACTCAAACTATTGATACAGATTATGTTGCTGAGACTGGAGTAACAACAACAATATCATCGTTAATTGGCATCATTACTACAGCACTAACTGATCAAGCAACTACTAATCTACCTAGCAGAATAGTTCCTAGTAATACTGTTCTAGTTAAAACAGGAACTTACTACGAAACTTTACCCATAATTGTTCCAGCTGAAACAGCTATTGTGGGAGACGAAGTTCGTTCTGTACACGTTAGTCCTGCAGGCAGCTTGATACACAAGACTGATGCAAAATACAGCATAGGTGCAATGACCAGACTAGAAACAGTACTAGGTCAAGTTATACTAGGTACTGATGTAACAGAAAGCACAGGTAATACAGCAACACAATCTAGAGCATTTCCTTTTGCTAGCTCTACAGAAGTAACTGCTTTACAGCAATTGGTAAGAGCAGCAGGTCATAAAATTGATTACGCTCTAGGAACAACCAATTTAGTTTCTTTAACAGATCCAACAGGATATAATACTACTTTCTTGGCAGGCTACAAAGATGCTAGAACACTGTTAAAAGAAAATAAAGATTTTATCAAAGACGAAATCACAGCTTGGATTGCAGTAAATTATCCTACATTAAAATACGGAAAGACAAATTGCCGTAGAGACGTTGGATATATTGTTGATGCAATTATCTATGATTTAACCTACGGTGGAAAGCATCAAACACTGATTGCCGGCCTAGCGTACTTTGATGGAAATTCCAGCACAACATTGATGATTAACAGTGCAGAAGTTGGAGCAACATCTGCTGCTTATTCTAGAATGAAAACTGTAATTCAACAGATAATTGCAAATACAACCGTAACTAAATCTACAGGTAATCTTGCAACACAGTGGACTGATTCAACAAACTTAACTCTTGGATCAAATGCAAGTTCTCAAGTTGGCAGCTTAGTTGATGTTATTATTAATATTATTGCAGGTGACTCAACAGCTAGTCTAACTCCGCAGATCAATGTGACCACTATCACTTTAACAAACACGTTGACATCTGCATCACATGGCCTAGCAGTAGGCGACGCAGTGATTCCAAGAACCACAGCCAACGGATTAACCGCGGGCGTGAAGTATTGGGTAGTAGGCACAGTTACTACCAACACATTCCAACTAGCAGCAACCTACGGTGGAATTGTATTAACTTCATTTAGCAACGGCACCGGTCTTGATATTGATTTAGAGATTATTGATTACCCCACAGCTACCAATGCAGTCACTTCGACCACTGCTTTAATTAACGCAGCGACGGTATTAGACGGCGTACAGGAATCCATAGTATCTTCAGCTACTACATATATCACCACCAATTATCCCTCATTGGTTTATAATTCAACAAAATGTCAACGTGATGTGAGATTGATTCTTGAAGCAGTGATGTTTGACTTTATGTTTAACAGCAACTTTCAAACAATCAAAGCAGCATATTCATATCTAAGAAGTTCTGCTAGCGATGTATTCAATGGCGGTCAAAAAACTGCCACTCGTGCAGCATTTAGCTATGTAAAAACTTTGGCCAAAGCCAACGTAGGCGGAGATGCAACCGCTCAAGCACGTATTGAAACACTGATGACATTGTTAGACGATATTGTTTTTGCAGCGACCTATGACGGATCTCTGTGCCAAACAGAAATTCGTGCAGCAGACTATGCTAGATTACAGCTTGAAAGAAATAGAGATTATATCATAGCTGAGTCCAGCGCCTATATCAACAGTACATATAAGACGACCGTTACTGCGGCTACAGCAACAACAGATGTGTTTACCTGTAGCGATACCAGCTGGATGCAGAGAAATACTGCTATCAAGTTTTCAGGAACAACATTTGGTGGAGTTTCAACTAGTACAACATACTATGTTCAAAACATTGTAAGTTCAACAACATTTAAAATTTCCACTACTAGAAATTCTAATACGGCCTTCGATGTTCAAACAAATGGAAGCGGCACAATGACAGTGGCCATGTACTATCCACAGGCTACCTGCGAAAGAGATGTAGGAGAATTTATAGATGCATTTAAGTTTGATCTACAATATCCAGGAAACTACGCAACATTAAATGCAGCTAGATTATATTCTAATGCTGTTATTGGTAATCTAGAAGAAAACATGTTCTTGTTACGCAACGGAACAGGTCTTCGCAACATGACCTTAGAAGGATTGACTGGTGATTTAACACCTGTAAACGATTACGGTACAAGTCGTGTAACTGCCGGCGCCTATGCAAGCCTAGATCCAGGTTGGGGACCAGCAGACTTCCGCACATGGATTGTTGCTCGCTCTCCTTATGTTCAAAACGTAGCAACATTTGGTTATGCCGCGATTGGTCAAAAGATTGATGGTTCATTGCACAACGGTGGAAACAAATCTATTGTTAGCAACGACTTTACACAGATTATCAGTGACGGTATCGGTGCTTGGGTAGTTAATGATGCTCGTGCAGAACTTGTTTCTGTGTTTACTTACTATTCACACATTGGTTATCTTTCAGAAGCCGGCGGCCGCATACGTGCTACCAACGGAAATAACAGCTACGGAGATTTTGGATCTGTAGCAGAAGGCTACGATGCCAATGAAACTCCTATCTACTGCGAAGTAGATAACAAGGCAGGTGCAGTTACTGTTGGTAGTGTATTAACAGACAACATTAATTACCTATGGAGATTTGCATACGACAATGCAGGCACTGATTATACACAGGTTAACTGGTCAGTGTCAGGCGGCGGCTCAGGAGCTATTGTTGAACAAGATGAATTTCGAGATGGTGCAGTATATCAAATTAGATTGTTAGACAATGTTGACGACAGCACAACCGCACCAGAAGCCGACGGAAACCTTGGCGGTTACGGCTATGTTTCAAATGCCAACACTGCACAAAGCGGAACAACATCTGCATTAACAATTGCTGCGGTTGATGATGAAATTACAGGTGCTTATGTGGGAATGAAACTGTTAATCACAGGCGGCACAGCAGCAGGACAGTTTGGTATTGTTGCAAGTTACACAGCTGGAACAAAAGAGGCCACTGTGACCAAAGAGTCAACAGGTGGCGCAGGCTGGGATCATGTGGTTCCTGGTACACCAATTGTGGCTCCTGATGCTTCTTCTACCTATGTAATTGAGCCTGCAATATCATTTACAGCCCCAACATATAGTTCAACATCAAGAACATTGGCTACAGCACAAACATACACGCAGGCATTGTATGTTCCAACATACGGTGTGTACACTCCTGTGTCTGCTACAGGCGGTACAGGTACAAGCACCGCAACATTCACAGTGGTTAGAAAAGGCACAAAATACAGTGCAGTAGTTATTGTTAGTGCAGGTACAGGATATACTAGATTAGACACACTAACATTAGCTGGTACAAGTCTAGGCGGAACCAGCACTAATAACATCACAGTCACTGTGACTTCTGTAAGTGCAGCAGGCGCAATTCAAGCATTCTCATTCGCAGGATTTGGCGCAGGCGGAACATTTGTAGCAGTAGCCAGTGGTTCAAGAACTACCAATACTTCTACCAACGGTACTACCTGGAGTCAAAATTTATTATCATTGCCTAGCACTTCAAACTGGGTTGGCCTAGCCACTGGTAAACTAACTGTAGTTGAAACTGCCGGCTCATTTGTAACCGGTCGTGCTTATGTAATCACTAGTTTAGGCAACACTGTTTGGACCAGTATTGGCGCAGCTACACAACTTGTAGGAACATATTTTGTCGCTACTGGCGCAGGCAGCGGCAGCGGAACAGCAACACCAGTGGCACACCATTTGGTAGCAATTTCTTCAAGTACTACAGTTAATGCATATTCAACAGACGGCGGAACAACATGGACTGCAGGTGGCGCATTACCAGGAGCGTTGAGTGGACAAGCTGTTGGTGTTGCTTACGGAAATGTATCAGGAGTAGCACGTTGGGTAGTTCTAGGACTTGACGGAACCACTGCTTATTCAACTAACGGTGGCATATCATGGACCGCAGGCGGAACCACAACAGGAGGCACAGGAACCAGCATCGCTTATGGACAAGGTGCATGGGTAGTAGTTAGCTCAGGTTTTGCAACTACCAGCTACAGCACAGACGGTGGGGTAACTTGGACAGCAGGCGGAGAATTACCGACAAGTTCAACTTGGACAAGCCTTGCCTATGGTAACAACAAGTTTGTAGCTGTATCTTCAAATGGCGCAGTAAGCCCGGCCTACAGTGTTAACAAAGGTGTAAACTGGTATAATACAGATGTAACTGGTTGGTTAAATCAAACAATAACTAACGTTAGATACGGTCAAGGAGTTTTCCTTGCTACTAACTCTACCAGCAACAACATGGTTAGTTCAGAAGATGGTATTAACTGGACAACTAGAGCTATTACTAGAGCCAGCGGTACTGGAGCAGCTATAGCGGTACATGGTAATCCAAATCAAAGTGGTATTTGGGCCATTATTCCAAGCGCATCAACTACAGCGGCATCGAGTGCTGTGCTAGGAGCAACAGCCAAGGCTCGTGCATTTGTTTCAGAGAATAAGATCTATGCTATCAGACTTATAGAGCCTGGATCTACATATTCATCGGCTCCAACAATTACAATAACAGATCCTAACAATTTATACGAAGCTCCAACTAGTGTGAGAATTGGTAACGGTGCAGTTGCTAATCCTAGCTTTGTTAATAGAGGAATCGGCTACGATGCTGCTATTGCAGAACTCGATACAGGCGACGGATACGCAGATAGCTTCCAAAGCGGTTCTTATATAGCTGTAAGAAAACTAACAGGCGTACCAAACGCCGGAGCCAATGTTGTGTTTTCAACACAACCAAACACTGTATATAAACTAGTTCAGTTGATTTCACAATCTGGAACTTACAATGGTGGAATAAGTGCTTATTTGCAAGTTTCTCCAAGCATGAGCTCATACAATTCTCCTGCAGATGGCACAGCAATCACAACTAGAATTTTGTATTCACAGGTTCGTTTAACAGGACACGACTTCTTAAATATTGGAACTGGAAACCGTACAGAAACAAATTATCCAGGTGAACCAACACAGGTATCAAATCAACTTAATGAAACAGTTGATAACAACGGCGGTCGTGTATTCTATACATCAACTGACCAAGACGGTAACTTCCGAGTTGGTGAATTGTTTGTTATTGAACAGGCAACCGGTCGTGCAACATTGAATGCTGATGCATTTAATATTGCAGGTCTATCCGAATTGTCTCTAGGTAATATTACCCTAGGCGGCAATTCAGCAACAGTTACGGAATTCTCAACAGATCCGTTTTTAACAGCAAACTCTGATAACGTTGTTCCAACTCAGAGAGCTATCAAGGCATATATCGCTGCACAAATTGGTGGCGGTGGAGCTAGTTTGAATGTAAATAGTATCGTAGCAGGTTTTGTTCAAATTTCTGGTACACAAATTACTACAACTACAGGCGGAACTATCCAAATGAAGGCTAACTTTAACTTCCAGGCTGGAGTAAGAGGTTATCCAGTGGCTTGGAATTACTTTTTAAATTAATGGAGAAATTATAATGGCAACAGGAAGATTAGGTACAGCTAACATTACACTGACTACTACAAACACCACAGTTTATACTTGCCCGGCAAGTACATTTAGTGTGGTCAGTTTGAACGTTTGTAATAGAAATAGCTCAACAGCGGCAACAGTTAGAATTGCTATATCAAGTTCTACATCACCTTCGGTTGATGAATGGCTTGAATATGACACTAGCATTGTGGCCAGCGGTGTGTTAGAGCGCACAGGATTGGTATTAGACTCTACCAATAAATATCTAGTAGTTTACGTATCATCAGCAACACCAACAATTAGTTGTGTGTCCTACGGTATCGAAACATCAACAGCATAAGGCGGATAAAAAATGGGACGTAAAGTAAGTATTGGTATTGTCGGTAGTGGTGGAGGCATGGGTACTATTATTGCCAGCGGCACCGGTAATACTTTATCAACCGCGGTAACTAATCAAAATATAATTATTGATCCTAACGGAACTGGTATTACACAGATAGTTGGAGCCGCACAGCTTAATGCACAGTCGGAACTGCGTCTAGCAGACGCCGACAGTTCAAACTACGTAGCTCACAAATCTGCTGCTACAATTGCAACAAACTACACACTAACTTGGCCGTCAGCGGTTACTAGTGTTGCTGGTTATGCACTAACTTCGGCGACTGATGGCACACTGAGTTGGACATCATTGGCTTCAGGCGGTATTGCAGTAACTGATCCTGGATCTACTGCAACTGTATACTATCCAATATTTGCTACTAATTCTGGCAGTATATATACCAGTGGTCAGGTTACTGGTCTGAATAACAGGGCAAACTTGGCGTTTGTTCCAAGTACTGGCGAGTTAACTGCTACAGCATATTTAGGAGCCAATGTCTATGGTAGTGCGGCAAACAGTGGAACATTAACTCTAAGAGGTACTACAAGTGCTACAAAAGCTACTGCTAGTATTTTAATGACTGATAACGTAGCTTCGACTACTACCGGTACAGGTACGCTGGTCGTTACAGGCGGTATTGGAGCAAGCGGCCAGATTACCTGCACTACAATCAGTGCTACAACAGTTACAGAAACATCTAGTATTGCATTAAAAGAAAATGTAATGCCAATTACCAACGCTTTAGATGCTATTCTAAGTCTAGTAGGCGTAACCTACGATCGTAAAGACGGCAGCAGAAAAGGCGAAGCTGGTTTAATTGCTGAAGATGTAGATAAAGTTATTCCAAATCTTGTCAGCAAAGACAAAGATGGAAACCCAGAAGGCATTTACTATACCAAGCTAACTGCTTATCTAATTGAATCTATTAAAACACTTGAGAAAGAAATTACCAAATTGAAAGAAGGTAAATAACCCAAATGGCAACCTTAAAAAATCTTACTATCAACGATACTGGTCATATTCAGTTACCGACTGGTACCACAGGAGAAAGACCTGGTTCCCCAACTGTAGGTATGGTTAGGTTTAATACTACTACTGCTTCTGTTGAAGTGTACACTGCTGCCGGTTGGGTAGCAGCTGACGAGAAACAAACTGCCACTGGCGGAACAATTGCAACTACAGGTGGTTATACTATACATACCTTTACCAGCAGTGCAAACTTTGTGCCAACCTACACCGGTCCTGTGGACATATTGCTAGTAGGTGGCGGTGGTGCCGGAGCATCTGGAATTGCAGGTGGCGGTGGTGCTGGAGGCATGTTGTACAATCAAGGTGTAATGGTTACAGGTGGTACAACATATCCTATATCAATTGGACCTGGTGGCGCAGCAGGTGGTGCTAATCACGGCAACGACAGCCATACAAGGGGTACTGATACAACTGGTCTAGGTCTCACTGCCTTAGGTGGCGGAGCCGGAATGGCTTATCCCTCACCAGACAGCGGAGCACCGAAAAACTTTGGCGGAAGTGGTGGAGGCGGCCCTGGCGGACACGTTAATGGTGCTAGCTGGCGGCCAGCAGTTGAAGGTGGTACTCTAGGACAAGGATTTCCAGGAGGTGCCGGCGCACACTGGCCAGGTACACCTGCAGGTACACACTATGGTGGCGGTGGCGGTGGTGGAGCAGGCGAAAACGGCTGGTGTAGAGTTGGCAACTGGCCTACAAGTCAATTAGATGATGCCAGTTTAATTACCTGGGATCTAAACATGCGAGGGGTTGCCGCAGGTGGAGACGGAGCATCTAGTTCAATTACTGGTACTGCTACATACTATGCAGGTGGTGGCGCAGGTGGAAATCACGGACCCGGCAATAACTATGGTTGGGCAAGAGCACGTGGTGGCCTAGGAGGTGGCGGTGATGCATATCCCGGAGGCACACAAAGTTATGGTGGCAACGGTACATATTATGGTGGCGGTGGTGCAAGTGGAACCTATCCATATCCAAACGAAGCAGGCGGCAACGGTTATCAAGGTATTGTAGTAGTACGATACAAAGCGAGTTAATTAAAAATGGCAACGTTAAAAAATCTCACAATCAACGACACAGGATTTGTACGTTTACCTCAAGGTACAACTGGTAATCGAGCAACAGCCGCTGCTGGCATGATAAGATATAACACCACTAACAGTACAACAGAATATTATGACGGCACAGTTTGGAAAACCATCGGCGCTAGTATTCAAGCAGCCTCAGGTGGAACAACTACTGGCAACACAGCAGCAGCATCGCGTGGTGGCTTCAATGTACATACCTTTACCAGTCCTGGTACTTTTACCCCGACTTATCCCGGAACTGTTGAACTATTGGTAGTTGCAGGTGGTGGTGGCGGATCTGGTTTATCAGGTGGCGGGGGTGGCGGGGGGTATATCTATAACGGAAGTTATGGAGTAACTGGCGGTACAGGTTATGCTGTTACTGTAGGTACAGGCGGATCAGGTGCTACTGGTCATACAAACAACACACATACTCCTGGAAATCCCAGCATATTTGGCGGCCCTACAGGTGTAATTTCTACAGGTGGTGGCCGAGGCTACAGCTATAGTGGAAACGTTGGAGATCCTGGCGGAAGTGGTGGCGGTGGCGGTGGCGGTGGCAACGGACAAACATTTGGCGGAGTCAGCTTTCCTGGTTACGGACAAAAGAAACCAGGCGATGGAATTATCGGTCAAGGGCATCCTGGAGGATGGGGACACCACCACTATGGTGCGGCCGGCGGTCCAGGTTCTCATGTTTATCCACAACCTAGTATTTGCGTATACGGTGGCGCAGGTGGCGGCGGAGCTGGAGAAATGGGTTATAATCGTCAAGGTCTATACTACGAAGCCAAAGGTGGCGACGGAGCATCTAGTTCGATCACCGGCACAGCAGTAACATATTATGCCGGTGGTGGCGCTGGCGGCAGTCATGGTCCTGCAGATAACTATGCTAGAGATCAAGCAGGTCGAAGTCTTGGCGGCGGCGGCGGAAGCTACAGCGGCGGACCACAGGCATATATGGATGCAACAGGACACGGTAGCGGCGGTGGCTCAGCACACCACCCAGACAGTTACAGAAGCGGAAATGGTTCTGCTGGAATTGTTATCGTTAGATACAGAACAACATAAGACAAACATACTATGGCGACTTTAAAAAATCTTACAATTAATGATACAGGTTTCCTGCAATTACCTTCTGGAGCAACTAATGCCAGAGCAGGAACCGGCGAAACAGTAATTCGATGGACTACCGGTGGGTATACTGTGGTAACTGGCAGTACTCCTTCGGGAATTTCAAATTCTCAATGGGTAGCACCAGCAGGTGTAACCAGTATTCGTTTACTGGTCATTGGAGCAGGCGGATCAGGGGGTGGTGACGTTGGAGGTGGAGGTGGCGCAGGCGGCTACATCTATAACGGAAACTTTACAGTAACGCCTGGTAGCACCTATACTGTTTCGATAGGTGCAGGCGTAGCAGGCGGAAACAACGCTTCAGTACAAGGAAATAATACTGTGGCCTTTGGTCAAACTGCCTATGGCGGCCAAGGCGGCGGCTACTGGTCAAACGGTGCACCTGTAGGCAGTGCTGGCTCAGTAGGTTCTGGTGCAGGAGTTACCAGTAACTACAACGGACAAGGTACAACAACCTCAGGCCAGGGAAACGACGGTGGCCTACCCGGTTTAAACACAGGAAATAGATACAACTATACCGGCGGATCAGGTGGTGGGGGCGCTGGAGCCAAGGGCGGTAACGGATTAAAAGTAGATCCATCTAACACTAGTTACTTTGAAGGTGAAGGTACATGGGAACGTATAACTGACATGCGAGGTTGGCAATGGAAAGCTGGAGATACCAACATTGGCTATGGTGGAGATGGACTCGCCAGCACTATATCTGGAACACCTACATATTATGCAGGCGGCGGCGGCTCAACCAGTGACAGTGGAACTTATTGGGGAGTGGGCGGCAAGGGCGGTGGCGGCGACCTTGGGACCGCCTATGTTGCCAGCGGCTTTGGCAGCGGTGGCGGTGGAATGGGACCAGGCTCCAATGCCAGTGTCAGCAGTGCAGGAGTAGTGATCATTGCCTACAACAGTGTTCTAGGAGAAATGCGTTATAACTCGACAACTGCTCTTCCAGAAATATTGGAAAACAGTGGTTGGAGCAGTATAGGTGCATCTGTTGGTTCATCAACTTCAGGAACAGTTACAGGAACTACCGCAGGTGGTTACCAGGTAAAAACATTTACTGGGCCTGGTACAATGACATTTAATCAACCAGCAACTATTGAAGTACTAGTGATAGGTGGTGGTGGTGGTGGTGGAACAATTGGCGGTGGCGCAGGCGCAGGCGGCTTTATCTATCAAAGCCGATACAGAGTTAATGCTGGATCGTATCCAGTAACTGTTGGCACAGGTGGCACAGGTGCCACCACATGGACAGATGCAGGATTAACTGGCGGAAATCCAAGCAGATTTGCTTCATTGGAAGCTAGAGGCGGAGGCAGTGGCGCACAGTATTACAATCCTAATACCGGATATGGCGGCGCTGGTGGGGGAGTATGGCCGGGAGATAAAGCCAATGGCGGATCAGGTGGTGGTGGCCCTGGGGGCCACATCGGCGGCCCAGGCGGAATTTATGGTGGACCTAGCTCATCCCGCGGTGGCATTGGCAACATTATGCTGGTACCTGGAGGATCGGGTATTGCGGGACAAGGCCATCCCGGAGGTGCCGGAACCCACGGTAACGGCACAGGATTTGGAAATTTTCCAGGACCTGGCACACTGTATGCAGGTGGCGGAGGCGGTGGCGCTGGATCTAAAGGTCGAGGTGTGGGACTAGTAAATGATTTTCGCAGTGGCGGCCGAGCTTTGGCAAGCTCTATTACAGGATCACAAGTATACTATGCAGGCGGTGGTGGTGGTGGCCAGCACGGTCCTGCAGCACAAGGTCATTACGGAATAGGAAATAGTCCCGGAGGTGGCGGCGGCGGCGGCCGTGCAGGCGACCATAATGGCCCTGGAGGAAGCGTAACCGGTGGTACTGGCAGTGCTAATACCGGTGGTGGTGGCGGTGGCGGATCGCATCCAAGCCCAGGTGTAGCAGGAAATGGCGGCACTGGAGTCGTAATTATTAGACACTTGTAATTTCAACGGATAAATATTTTTATGCCACAGTTTAAAACTAATAAAAATATATTTGGAGATTTTGGAGACGAAGTATGGGACAGAAACTGGCAAGATTCAGATACTGTAGTACTTCCTCCAAATCCTGATTGGTCCTATGATCGAGTTCTTGAACCCGAAGATGTAGAAATTTGGGAAGTAATCATTGAGCGAGGCGGAGCAGTGGCCTTGTACGGTGCTTGGTTCCCCTACGCAGAATACTACGTTGTACGCTACGGTCCAGATCACATGGAAGCATTTTACGGTCGCAATGTAAGACCTATGATCAAACAGTTCTTTGACGATCGTAAAATGTATTGCCCGGATATTTGGAATATGCGTTACCTAGATAAAGTCAATAACGCACATCTAGGTAAAATTGCCAATATTACAGATAAGAAATATTACTCTTAATTTGGGTCAAGCATGACATTGCCAGCAATACTGATTCTATAATCGTCGCTGGTGTAAAAAGGATAAACGCAATGCATTAGCTTTGAAGGGAATATCATTATTTTCCCTTCAAAGGACTTGTCTATATGAATAGTCTTAGTAGCAGCCTGTCCTAGATTCCCTACATATACAAACTGAAACGCTGAGTTTAGCTGAGAACTACGATGGCGCCCGGGACCTTGTTCCCATTCAGTTTTTAAATCATAGGGTATTTTCAACCAAGCTACAAAACTTAAAATACCTTTATGGTTATGTACCGGATTAAATTCATATTTTTGTTGAAAATTAATCCAAGGATGACTTGCAACCATCGGAACACTTTTAGTTAATATATCAATTTCTGCTAGATAGTTATATTCGTGATCGTAGGCCATTGTTAGATCTAAAACAAATTTTTCTAATTCAGCGGCACTATCTACAAGTTCATACTCGTGTACAAGATGCCCAGCAAGAGTTTTATGACGAGGTATCGCCTTAGAAAAATCTGATTGTATCTTAGCAGCTTCGGATAATAAGGAAGCATTTAAACTCTGTGGTAGATCGGCCATCACATAACCAAAATCTACAAATTTATAATTATTATAAGGTATATCCATTTGTTAGTCCAATATTTTAAAAACAATGTTAATTACTATTCTTTTATCTGATAGAATAGGGCTAGAGCTAGCATGAAATATGTTGGAATCAAACATTACGGCTTTTCCTTTTTTAGGAGAAATAGTCTGCATAACATTTAAACTTGTTCTTTCAGTGGGACATGTTTCGTCAAAGAAATAAGTATCTCCGTCACTGTCATTAACATAATAAACAACGCTCTTGATATTTTCTTTTTTGTAAGTACCTATGTCAACATGCGGACAATGATGGCTAGAATCTGTATGTCTAGGTAAAAAATTAAACTTAACTTTTAATACTTCAAGATCTTTTTTAACATACTCTCCGATGGCATCAAGAATAGGATTAACCAACCCAAGAAATCTACTGTTTTGTCTAGAATCTTTTATAACATTATGCACAAACTGATAGGGATTCAAACCTTGTTTCACAATAAACTTACTGTCTTCTTTGTCAGTGTCGTACTCGTTGATTGTAGATCCGTGATACCAAGGAAAGTTTGTAGTTAACACAAATTGTTCTATAGAATCTTGTATAGACTTGTCGATAATATTTTCAATTTCTTCTATCATAATAAAATTACATTTGCATTTAAATTTACCCTCATAGGAGAGTTTATCGGGTTAGATGATGTATGATAAATGCTGCCGTCAAATAACACACAGGTGCCTTTTTTAGGAGAAACTCTATAGGTAATCTTTAAAGGATTTTGATTACCTACTGTAGGGTTTTCAAAGAATATTGTATCTCCGTCACAGTCATTTATATAATATAACAACACCCAGTGAGGTGTAGCAATATCAGTGTGTGGAGTGCAATAGTTGTTAGATTTATATCTAGGAATAGGCGTTGTTAAGTTTAATTTAATTCTTAAAATTTCTTTTAATTCAACACTAAATGCTTTGGCTAAATCACTTACAATTTTTTCAAAGTTTATCTCATCTTTAAAGTATATAGAATTAATTTTTTCGTAGTTATAGCTAACATGAGTTAACCCACTAGATGGAAAATAGTTTTCATCATTAGCGGTGTATTCTGCCCCGGCAATATCTCTTTGAAAAAACCAAGGAAATTGATCATTAATTACAAAATTTTCAATATAATCTTGTTGTTCTTTTGAGAAAGCATTATCTAAGATTAATAAACTTCTAGGTTCTGGCATTATTCTGTGTAGGTTATATATTTTTTGCTGGCGGTTTTATTTGTAATAGCAGGGGCATGTTGTACTTCTATATTCGCCTGTATCATATTTTCTCGATAATCTTGAGAAAAACCCAATCCTGGACGTTTGTCAAATTGCCACTCTGCACGAGATCCGTTAGCATCTACGTAATGTAAGAACGCCTGAACATGCCACGATCCCTCAGGAGCTTTAAATTCATCTCGCCAATGTAAAATATCACAACCTCTGTAGACAGCAATATCTCCAGGACTTAGATCGCAGGCTGTACCACTCATAAATATCGGCCATTTATAAGTATCTTGCATTTCTCCATAATTAAAATTAAAACATACAGTACACGAAATTTCACAACTATCTCTATCTGAATGTGGATGTAATGTATCTCCTGGTTTATATACACGATAATAGCTGTATGTTGGCAATAATTTTAATCCTGTAGCTCTTTCCATAACAGGGGACATTTGTGCTAACAATGATTCCATCAAGGGATCTGCATATTTGCTATGGGTTCCTGGAATTTGTGCAGACCCTCCCAGTTCGGGATTAAAATTTTGTAACTGATCATTTAGGGCATAGTGTGTAATCAAATCAACTGTAAGTTCATCTAATACATTCTTTACAACTACATAACCTTGTTTTTCAAATGCTTTTTTGTTTTTTGTAAACAACTCACAATTTTTTAATTCTTCAGCCATTCGATCCTCAAGCATTTTACGATGCTGCTCAACTCTTTCCATGTCAAAGATAAAATCATTTTCTGTAAAATACCGGCAACCAAATATATTATCCAAGGTGTGCCATGATTTAGCAGTAAAAATCATTCCGTCATCGTCGTAGGGCCTACCTTCCTTTGCTAAAGTTTTATAAATTGAACATAAACGTTCAAACTTCCAGTCTCCCATTAACTGATCGGTAGCTCGTGATTTAGCTGTCTGCCAAAATTCTGTATCGTGGATGCTGCCGTTGTGATAATACCATCTAATAACAGTTTCTAAATCTTCTAAATCGTTTCGAATAACTTGATTTAAATCTAATTCAGTGTATTCTCCAACTATTACTTTTAAAAAAGTTTCACAGATTCGTATGTACATGAAAATACTTGTGGCACTAATTGGTTCAAAGAATATAGCGTTGTTACCGTTTTTAAGTATTCTATTTGTTAAAAATTTCTTAGCATAGTAGGGTTTAAATTCATACTCTCGAAAATCTAATTTAGACTTAGATACTTTCATTAGTTTTGCAAAATCAGCAAGGGCATCTTCTTTAGAAGTTATTTCATTATTAAACAAGTATCCGTAACTACATCTTGTTTGCAAAGGTACTCCGAACATCCATCCGTTTTCTGTAGCATGATGCTCAGTATATTCAACAGGGTTAAATTTAGGACTGTCGTACACTAGACAATGATTAACCAAAGTACAGTTGCTAAAGGTATAATCGTCAAAGTTCTTAGGAAATCCTCGGCAATCGATCACATAATCAAATACCTGCTGTTCGTGATCTATTGTCACTACAGCATGATTGACATTTTGTTGAAGGTCATCGACTACGCCTTCTAACACTTTGAATTTTTCCGGCCACATTTCTGGAAGTTTCTTTAGTGTATAATCTTTAAATTTGCGAGTATTAAAGTGAACAGCAGCCGTTCCTTGAATCAACGGACTTATAAAAGGTTTGTCCCGCCAGTTGATAAATTTAGTGCCAAACTTCTTAGTTGCATCTAGGTCAACCATGCCGTCTTCAAAGGTAAAACCCATAGCCTCTTCGAGAGTTTTAACAAAATTACCGTTGGTACTTTCTCCTACTCCTAAAGAATCTAACTTAGGATCATGCATTAAAACAATTTCCCAAGCGTTATCTAAAACTGTACAAAAATAACCAGCACTGATCAGCCCTGCCGATCCTGCTCCAATAACACCTAGTCTTTTTTTCATATTATAAATCCATTGTAACATTAAACGAAATAATTAATTTTTCATTTTCATCTTCTTGCCTAGGATTGCTGTGTATTAAATTACTTTTGAATAATAACAACAAGCCTGGCTCAGTATCAATCCAACTCATATTCCATGCTAGATCTGTAGGATCGTCCGGCTCAATGAGCTGATCTGAGAAATTTTGAAAAACAATTTTATTTTTAGAAACTGTTTTTATATAAAACACTCCTGAGATGATACTACCATTATGTAGATGCGGAAAATTAAAATCATCTTTAAAACTTTGATTAAACCACATATTAACAAATCTAAATTTATCTCTTTGTGTATCACTATAACCTAGCATTTTCCCGTAAGCTCGAGCATGATCTAAAACAATATTAGAAAATTCTTTAAACGGTTCTAGTTGATGCAAGGTAGGAAATGTTTTGTGAGATGAGTTAACTGACAATGCTAAATCTTTGCTACACGGAAGATCTAACGAGTGTAGGGTATTATACAGATACTCTATCTTATCTAACATAAGATTCTGTTGACAATAAACAGTTTTTGGAAATAGCTTTAAAATTTTTGGTTCGATCATACCAATCTCTTAAACTCTATTTCTGTAGCACCTTCTTTAGAACCAAATTTACCAGCAGGAACTGCATTAAACGCTAGACATTTTCTAGCATGTTGTGTAGTGTTTGGTTTTACACTATGACTCAACCATGACGGAAACAATATCAGCTGATTTTTTTTAGGTTTGATTTCCCATTCATTCCAGGGAAACTCAGTGTCATTCATTTTTTTTCTATCAGTAACAGGAGCAAAATGAGTCATTAATTGAGACATTATTGCAGGTCTGTGTAATACTAAATTTGAAGTTTCTTCTTGATATTCATCAAAATAAAACACCCCAGAGATAACACTATTAGGATGAAAATGTAATCCGTGAGCTTCTCCTGAGAGTTTAATAGTCAACCAACTTTGTGTAATTTCGAATCTTTCAAAATCCCAAGCCATTATTTTGTCTGCATATTTTTCAATATGTAAAATAATAAATCTTTTTAATTCGTTACACTCTGAACGATCTAACAAATAATCGTCTACAGATTTGTTTCCGTAGATCTGTGAATGGTCATTGGGCAATAAATCTTTATGATTTTTTAAAAACTCAACAGCAGGAGCTATATCTACATCACATTCTGTTACATAGATAGGGATTGGAAAAATAGCACATACTGTAGATTCGGCCACAGAGTTATCCTTCTAATGGTCTATCGTGTAACCATGTAACCAGTGCGTATTTTGTTCCTGAGATAATTGGATGTGCAACATGTTGATAAGCATAGTTGGAAGGAAATAAAATCAACATCCCTGCTTCGGGCTTGATTTTAATTTTGTGCAACGGAAATTCAATTTCACCACCAACATAGTCATCATTTAAATAGCATATAGCACTAACAGCTCTTCCTAACCTGGTTCCGCCATCATAATGTGATTTGTATTCTTGTCCGGTGTTGTACTTTAGCATGTTATATGCTTCGTGGTGCAAGGGTTCTTGGATACCAAATTTTTCAGAATACGGAATTGTTGCAGCCAACAGCATAAAATAAAATTGATTATGAATGTCTTTCATCAATTTATTTCCTACAGTCTGCGCTAACCAAGTAATACCTAGATCTTGATTAGTTCGTGCTTTTTGAAACGGTCCCTGTCCAACAGTAGTGGCTCGTTGAAAACCCACGCCACTATCAGGGTCTCTAATTTCTCTTTCTATAAATGCAATAGCTTCCGAAGGATTTGGCCAAGCCTTTTCATAGATACTGATACAACCGGCAACGGTTTCATTTGGGTGTAATTCACCTGGGAATAATCCTACAGTCATTTTAGTCCTTTTTATGAATATTATCTTTTAGGTATTGATACAAAGTTGGTTTATTTTCTGCGGCATCTAACCATTTTGTTTTTCTTGAGTCCATTATTTGAACTATTTTATCAGAATGTTCTTTGATCCTTGCACCGTCATAGTGTAAACAATCTATGATAAATGATTGTTTATCATAGATAAAATAATTCATACCAACAGTGACCCAATTCATACCTGCAACGTCCGGCATTGCAGACCCAAACATTTTAGAATGATGTAATTGAGTGTATCCTTGCGCGGTATCCGGTGCAACCTTATGCATTCCAGGCCGATAAATTCTCTCAGCATTGGCCTGCCAGTAAGGTGTATCATTTCTAATGCTTAATGCATAATGTAATCCAACAAATTCTGCAAAATTTCTCCATAATCCATATACACCTGCATTGTATACATCTTTATCCCATTGAGTTACAGCAGGCCTTTCTAGAATTTTTAATAATTTGAATAAAAATTCATGTACACTGAATAATCCGTTGGATTCTAAAGGTTCAATAAATCCTGCACTAAGACCAATAGCTACAACATTCTTAACAAATGTGCGTTCGTGCATACCAACTCTCATTGGAATATCTTTAAATTCAAGTGCATCGACCTCTTCTCTGGTCCTAGGGAACAACATCTTATTGCTCATCAGATGTTGTTTAAATTCTTCTTTGGCATCTTCGGGGCTAATAAATTTATCGCTGTAGACATAACCGGTACCTAGGCGTTCCCAGCTGGGAATATTCCAAACCCATCCATTACCTAGAGCCGTTGAATTTGTAAACGGTTCTAACTCTGCTTCTTTATTTTTATAGGGCATTCTAGTAGCCCAAGCACGATTATTAGGCAATACTTCTGAATAAGAATTAAACGGTTCTTTTAAGTATTCACCTAACAATAGACTTTTAAATCCAGTGCAGTCAATATACAGGTCAGCCTCTAGATCTCCGCTATTGTTTAGTTTAAGAGAATCAATACCTTTATCTGATACAGTGGCATCAACTACAGTATCTGCAATTAGTCTAACACCTCTTGGTAAACAATAATTATTTTTTAACCATTGACCAAACTTAGTTGCATCAAAATGATAGGCTACATCCCAGTCCGGACTGTAATTATCAAATTGCCCGTATTTGTTTAGGCTAAATTTATTTTGCTCAAATAATGCGGCAGCGGGAAAATAACATCTTACAAAATCTTCTATCGGAGTTTCTGGATTTAGATGTTTCTTAACAAACCAATCTTTCATTCCGTCTAAACCTTCAGTATAGGGAGATCCAAACGGATAGTGAAAAGCACCACTGTCTTTTTCGTAAAAATCTGTAAATTTAATACTCATTTTATACGAGGCATCAGTGTAGGTCATAAAATCTTTTTCGTCGATGCCTAGATAATGACAATATGAATTGATTCCTCCCAAAGTACTTTCGCCTACTCCAAGAATAGGGAAGTCTGGGCTTTCAATTACAAATATGTCTCTATCCGGAAAAGTTTTAATTAACATAGCGGCGGTCATCCATCCGGCTGAACCGCCACCGACTACTACTATTTTATGAACTGGCTTGATCATTGATCGCCTTATAGGTTAACGTTTTTAACTGCGGATACAGCATTATTAACAAACTCTAAACAAACATCATCAAAAATATTTCTAGTAATTGCAGGCTGTACTAGCGCATCGACGGCAGTGATTGTATCTGTCTTAGAAGTCTGTCTATCCCTGTAACTGCTCCAAAGTTTATGGAGTTGTTCTACAGTTGCTAAAGCTTCTGGAACTTGATTCCTAGAAGTAGACTGCGGAAAACACATTCTAATTGCTTCTTCAGCAACTGCGACTGGATCGGCAGTTGGAGGAATGACCGATGTGCTGGTTCCTAATGGCTTGTACGTTTCTGAATTTGGATCTTCTGGGTTGTATGGCATAATATGCTCCTTTTAAATAACTTTTGATATTTAGTTTAACATGGGTCTTCTGAAATTAAAGTTGGCGAATAAAAGCCAAATTAAATGACACACTCACACGTTTGTGGTCTGACAATTGTGTTTCTACCCCATGTTCTAGCCACCCTGGAAATAATATAAGCATCCCGGCTGTTGGCTCAATTGTTTTCTTATCAAGTATCTGATTAAATGCGTAAGAACTGCTCATTCCTTTATTCGATGACCTAAAATAAAATTTTGCATCACCTGGAACAGCCTTAACATAATATACTCCGGATATATCAGCGGCACCGTGGCAGTGTTGATGGGCATAATCTCCTTGAGAAAACTCGGACATCCACGATGCTGTTATTTTAACCTGTTCAACACCAGAAGTTCTTCCTATATCTTCAAGGTATTTTGAAAGATGATTCATTAGTTCATTTTTAAATTCAAAAAGATCAGACTCTTCTATTAGGTTATCTGAAAAATCTATAGAACTAATTTTATGTGTATTGGCCCAATTTGGTTTATAACGGAGTTTGTTGTTCGAGATTAAGTTTGTATAAACTTCTTCGAATCTTTGCTGGACTTGGGGATCATCTACTGTTGCCCAATATATTGGGGTTGGAAAAATAGCCTCAGTTCCCATGCTTACTCCAATAAGTTTAACCAACCAGTTACTATATACTTGGTATTAGATAGTGGAGGGTTACCTCGATGTGTGTGAGTAAATCCGGTGGGCCAAATCACTATTGTACCTGCTTTTGGAGAGACTCGTCTGTGCTGATATAAGAATTCAGTTTCACCACCTTCGTCGACATCGTTGAGGTACAGCATCATAGTGATTATTCTAGATGAATTTTCAAAATGTCCATTTTCAAAATGCCATTCGTGATAGCCACCGCCTACAGGAGTACGTTGAACTCTAAGGCCTATGATGCCGTGTTTAGCAGCATTATACAATGCACTGTATTCTTTGGTATATTCTTGATAGCAAGGCCAAAATGCATCTGTAAATCCTCTTAGTGCCCAATGAGTAGGATATAATGCTAACACTTCGGGTTGAAATGCAAATACGGTTTCGTCTTTTCGTAGGTTAGTGGCCTTTGTAGAGTATCGATTTGAGTCTATTACTAGATCGAGACTGCGCATTGATTCAAAATAATCAATGGTTTCTTTGCAGTACTCTGGCGAAACTGCATTTTCAAATACACCTACAAAGTTTTCTATATTGTAATTCATACGAAGTTAAGTCTACTATCTAATTGTTTTCTTAGGGAAGTAATTTTATCTCGAATCTCTCCGCCTAACGATGTTAACTGTTTAGAATAGACCATGTCCATGTACATATTGTCCATGTTTTTTACTTCATTAATGAGATTGTTAAGAAGACTTCTGGCTTCTGTTTTTGACTGACCTTCGGGAATTTTTTCAATGGCTTCTGTATAACGCTTAACATCAGCTTTGAATCTTTCAGTGTTTTGAATCATCGTTTTCTAACTCCATAATTGTTTCTATTTTGGTTCTTATGATTTGATTATTTAACGTAGCCTTTAACCCCGAGTGTAATTGTTTGGGCAAATAATCTAATTCTGCCCAACATATTGTTGGGGATGCGGTAGTTAAAAATTCATCATCAACTACACAGACATAGGTTCCGTACTCAAATCCACGATCTTCGCTGAGATATAGTTCAATGGGAACAATTTTACCTTTTGAATAATCTGTTAAAAGGCTTTGTGCATCGTCTAACAGAGTGCTTTTTCTTGGAAATGTAGGCACAGTCCATTTAGAGTCTTGCAGAATAAGCAAGACTCTCTTTGTCTTTTTACAAAGGAATAGAAGACCGGCACGCTGTTGCATCCAGTACTTATCAGGGATTCAAGGTCAATTTCCAAGAACCTGGCAAATACTCACCCTCAAAAGATTTTAACCATTGTGCTCCGTCCCATTTATATTGTATACCAGTTCGCAAATTAGTAATGAATATATTTGTAGTAATCTCATCAGGGTCAAATACTCGAACCCATTGACTACCATTCCATTCTATAATGCTGTTGGCTTTGATAAAGGTGTCCGATCCATCTAGATTTTTCCATGCTTCTGGACCACTGCTACGCTCAGGCTTGCCTGGTAGGTAAACATCAGTTTCAACAGTTATAGTATCTGGATCATCACCTTCGGTGTACCAGTCTGGGTAGGTGTAACGTTCTATAACATACTTAACAACACTGGCATTTCCGTCTTCATCCTGCAACGGAGGAAATTCATTTAAGCGTATTTTGTATTTTCCAGACTCTGTTCTATAGCTTTGGCTGTTGAATGTTTGAAACTTGCCGCCATCTTCAACTTCAGTAAATGCCACAGAAACTCCATTAACAAATACTTTGGTTTCAAAAACATTGGCATAACTTCTAGGAAGATTAGTAACACTGGCCTTTTCTCTTTGATTGGGTCTAGTTATTCTATAGAAGTCTATGTCAGTGTCTATGATATTTGTAGCAATACTTGGAGCCAATTTAGGAGCCAAGAATAAATTTAAATCATCTAACATTAAGTATCTTAGACCTACAGGATAATTTGTTTTTGTTCCGTAGGCTGTTAAAGGATTGAAATTAAAAGGATTAATAATTGCATCTATAGTACCTTTGCTAGCAGATCTAACACTGCTATAAACCGAGCCATCTGGATATATTCCTGTGATTAATTCTGTATTTCCTGGAACAGTATCCATGTCTAAGCTGGCCACTAATATAGTTGGGTCTATAGGATTTACGGTTATAGTACCAACTATACTACCGCCAGTTGCGGTTTTAAAAGTAATACGGCTAACACCAGCTTTATAGCCGCCATACTGATCTAATACCAATTGCCAGTCTAACTTTTTGCCAATTTTTTCTGGAGGTAGATCTAATCCTGCATCGATAACTGCCTGTCCAACATCAACAATAGTGATATAATAATCGCCTGCTACTCCATTATCACCTTTAAGCATGACAATACCATAGCGTTTATATTCAACGGTATTTTGAATATCTCCGTCGTTGTAAATTAAGTTATTGATATTAACAGCATCGCCTGTATTGTTAAACATATTCTGCACCACCGCACGAACAACTCCTAGTTTCTTGACCTTGGCAGGCGGTGTAATGTAGATTGGCATTTCAAATTCCAAGCTGGCAATGTCAATATCTTCAGCGGCACCTTGAGGTATAGTTCTAGAACTAAAACTAGTACTGCTGAGATAGATCACACTGAGACTGGTCCAATCAATATAGTTGTCTGTGGTCTGAACTTCTAGACTTGGATTAAACAAAATTAATATTTGTTCTAACAATTGTAGCTTTTGATCAGTGTTACTGGTCCAGATATCTGCTTTAACTTTTAACTTAAAAGGTGTAGGCATCAATCGTTCAACAGTATAACCTGCACCTTGTTCGTTACCATAGACTCGTTGACCGTTAACATCTTCGTAGGTACGCTCTCTTACCTGCATCTTACTGACAAATGTTGAGTCTGCTAGCCTACTGGTATCTAATTCTAAACCAGTAATATAACAAGCAATTCTAGGCACAGTGGGCATTTTGTTTTCACTGTTGTCTTTGATAATGCCGGCTACCTGTTTGCTAAGGTCTCCGTACATAACAGGAACCAGTCTTTCCTCGCCATCGCCTGCTTGGTATTTGAATCCAATAAACACCCGCATAAATTGTGTGACATATCGGCGTATCTGCCCATCATAAAAGAAATCCATTATTCGTCCGCCTCTGGTCTAAGGGCTTTACTCAAGCTCTGGCGCTCCTTAACAACCTTACCTTGAATAGTTGCTGTCTTGGTATTGTTAATAAAGTCGGCTTTTTGTGTTAGTCTAACATCTTTACCTGCAAATCTATCACCTGAGCCAACATCACTCTCACCCAAATTATTCATAGTCATACGTACATTATCCTCGATCTTAATCCATCTTGTGCCGCTGTATCTAAACAATCTTGTTGGTAGATAATCTGTACGCAGAGCAAATTGTCCTTCTTGTGGGTTAGGAGGAAATGCAATACCTGAAGTAAACTTTGCACCATTGGCTGGTAACGCATCGTCTAACCAACTGTCGGTGCCGCCATTTAGTGTGCCATAGCCTTGACGTTCAATTGAACGATAAGTTTGATCAGCAGTGACTCCTGCATATACAGGATTACCTTCGGTGTCAAATAATGGAGCACCGTTTTCATCTGTAGCCTGAGGTTGGTCATCAGTGATGTGAATATTTTCTAATTCAGCAGATAATAGTTGAGCCTGACCGTCTGGACCTTTCTGCAGATGATAAAACTTGGTTGTATCATAACCGCTCTTGGGTGCATCAGCTTCTGCTTGATCAAGTACTCCAGCAGTGATCTGCATTTCTTTTTCATACGTGGACATAATGTCACGTAGGCTTGTATTTGTCTCATTGCCCTCTGCATCAGTTTGTACAGCATCGAGTATCTGTTTAAATTCTTGGCTGTCAACTAGAGGTTTACATTTTGCACGATATAAATGAGGATACCAAGTTACTGAAAAACCTTCTGCTGCACGACTAACTTCTTCAATAACATAAAAACGTTTAAGAGCAAAGTTTAAATCATTAAGAGCATATTCGTCTTTTAGATGCGGCAACTCTAAAACATCGCCTGCCATGATTTTACGACCTAGTTTTTCCACAGTATCGTTAATGTGGAAGGTCATAAACAGCGTATCATTCTGTAAAAATAATCCAAATTGACTTAGATTAAAGTCAATATCCTGCATATTGTATACACCACGCATTACATAAACATCGGGATCGTACTTTCGATCACGGTTTTCTAAAAACAATAGATCCTGTATTTGTGTGGGATTTGTTGTATCGTAGGTAGGAGTGCTAGGGGTGTTTCCTTGCACGGATGTTCCGGGTCCTAGATATTTGTGGACAAGCACATCTGTGCCGCCAATCTGGAACATTTCCCAAATACTTCGGTCTATAAATTTATAATCATTGCCCTTTTCGGGGCGGTAAAGGCTTAGTCGCGGCATAGTTATATATTTACCGCTACGATAAATACTTGTATGAACCAAATAGATCAAGCTAAAAAAGAAGTCTACGACTACTGCAAAGCCATGCTGGGTGAGGGCATGATTGACATTGAGCTAGACCCTATTCACTACGAGACTGCACTAAATAGAAGTTTGGCAGTTTTCCGACAACGCAGTGATAATTCTGTAGAAGAAAGTTATGCATTTTTAACCTTAATACAAGATCAAAATGAATATATTTTGCCTAAAGAAATTCAGCAGGTTAGGCAAATATTCCGTAGAAGCGTTGGATCACGTACTGGTAACGGTACTGGCGGAACAGTGTTTGAACCGTTCAACTTGGCCTATACAAATACCTATTTGTTAAGTTCCACTAACATGGGCGGCCTGCTAACTTACGAATTGTTTGCCCAGTATCAAGAGTTAGTTGGTAAGATGTTTGGATCATTTATCAACTATAATTGGAATCCTCAGAGTCATAAACTAACTATCATGCAACGCCCTCGCGGCGAAGAAGAAGTCATGCTTTGGGTCTACAATACCAAACCTGATTTTGCAATCATCAGTGATGTCTATGCGGGCCAATGGGTTAAGGATTTTAGCCTAGCTAATTGTAAAATGATGCTAGGGCAAGCACGTGAAAAGTTTGCTCAAATTGCCGGGCCACAAGGCGGTAGTGCATTAAATGGTGCTGCAATGAAATCTGAAGCCCAAGCAGAAATTGAAAAACTCACTGACGACCTAATGAAATTAGTACCTGGCGGTCAGGGCTACTCATTCATTATTGGTTAATCTACTGTTGACATTATGATCCGTTGAGTACATACTGTACTTGGAGATCTAAGGTGTTAATCAATAAAGAAACTGCAAAACAAAGATACACTACTTGTAAAACCTGCGAACATTTTAGTTCTGTGACCAAGTTCTGTGACCAATGTCTTTGCTTCATGCCAGCAAAAGTAGTTTGGAATATTTCCGAATGTCCTAAAGGCAAATGGCCGCAGGCGCCTAAAGATCCTACTATAAAAGAATTTTATCAAATAGAGGATTAATATGATTATTGGAATTTGCGGATTCATTGGCAGCGGCAAGGACACAGTTGCTGACTACCTAGTTAACTTTCACGAGTTTCGTAGAGAAAGTTTTGCCAACACATTAAAAGATGCCGTGGCCGCAGTCTTTGGTTGGGATAGAGTTATGCTTGAAGGCCGCACTAAAGAAGCACGTGAGTGGCGAGAACAAATAGATCCTTGGTGGGCAGAACGTTTAGCAATGCCCACACTAACACCTCGTTGGGTACTACAGTATTGGGGCACAGAAGTTTGCCGCAAAGGCTTTCATGATGACATCTGGATTGCCAGCTTAGAAAATAAAATCCGCAACAGCAAGGACAATGTGGTAATTAGTGACTGCCGTTTTCCTAACGAAATACAAAGTATCCGTGATGCAGGCGGCAAAATTATTTGGGTACAGAGAGGTGCCTTACCTGACTGGTATGATATTGCAGTTAACGCAAATCAGGGCCACAATTATGCGGTACAAGAATTAAAGATGCGTAAAATTCATGCCAGTGAGACAGCCTGGGTTGGCACAGACTTTGATGTTATCGTAGACAATAACAGCAGTATTGATGATTTGTATAATCAGGCAAAATTAATAGTCAGCAACGAGATCTCCCTGACGCCAGCTAACACCATCCTTGGCTAATACACTAGCACAATTAGCACAGACTGTTTTTAAATTTGCAGGCCGACAGTTATCTAGATTTCCGTCAACATGAAATACCCTAAACGGATCCTT